ATATTTGAGCGACTTTGGTTCTATCTCGGTAGTTCCTAACCGCTTTATGCGTACTCGTGACGCAATCGTGGTCGATCCTGAGTATGCAGCATTGGCTTACTTGCGCCCATTCCAAACTGTTGAGTTGGCAAAAACTGGTGACTCTGAAAAGACCCAGATCCTTGCCGAGTTGACCTTGGAAATGCGTAATGAAGCTGCTCATGGTATCGCAGCAGACCTGAACTTTGCGCTGTAATTGATGTAGAATAGGGGTGGGCAAAACTCACCCCTATTTTTATGAAAAAACTTGTATCAGTAGATCAAAGCTCTAAAAAACTTACCGCAGCAGAAGCAGACGGTGAAGGTGGGTTAATCATCCGCACTAGCCAAGATGTCACAGACATCGTAGAAAAGAACAAAGCAGAATACAACCAAGGCTCTGTCCACGATAAATGGGGAGACTTGACCAAAGTAGCATCCATACCGCTAACGGTTATAGACCAGTTAAACCGCAAAGGCATTATGCGTGGCTTTGCAGTCATAAACGAGAAGGAGTTCAGGAGATTCTTAAACGATCCTGAAAACCGCTTCTTTCGAACAAGACCAGGGCGAGTATAGTGAAGAAAACTAAAGTTGTCGTATGCGTTCCCTGTAGGGATCAAGTCATGTCAGGCTTTTGCTTTGACCTAGCAAAACTGATGGAATACGAAGGCAGACGCAACAAGGTCGATATAGAAGTAATGCAAATGATGGGTACGCTGATCTTTACTCAAAGAGAGCGACTGTCAGAAGAAGCACTAAAGTGGAAAGCAGATTATCTTTTGTGGATTGACAGCGATATGCGATTCCCAAAAGATAGTTTGGAAGTGTTGCTTTCACGCAACAAAGACATTGTTGGTGTCAACGCTACGACTAGGGTTGAGCCAATTAAGCCTACCGCATTAAACCTAGAGATTAAGAACGAGCAAGAACACTCTTGGATTCCGATTAACTCTTTAGGCAAGAATACAGTTGAAAAGGTAACCGCAGTAGGATTTGGCATGACATTGGTAAAAGCCAGCATACTAAAAGACATACCGAGACCTTGGTTTAATGTGATGTGGTCAGATCATGGCGCAATTATTGGCGAGGACATCCATTTCTGTGTAAAGGCTCAAGACGCTGGATATGAGGTGTTTGTTGACCACGAACTATCAAGGGCAATCGGACACATTGGCACAAGAACATTTGGATGGAAAGATATAGAAAATGGCAATCTCCTCGTACTCAGACCTAAAGACAACAATAGCTAGCTATCTAGGAAGGTCGGATCTAACCAATCAAATACCAGATTTTATTCATTTAGCAGAGAACCGTTTACGCAGAGAATTGCGTATTCGGCAAATGCTAAAAGTAGTTACCTCAACTACAACTGGCGGTGATGCAACCGTATCGTTACCAGCCGATTTCTTGCAAATAAGGGATATTCACATTGATGGAAACCCTACTTATTCGTTGGAGTATATGTCTCCATCAGTCTTTTATCGCAATGCTAGAACTGCTGAAAGCGGTGTACCAGTCAACTATACGGTATTGGCTAGCGAATTTATCTTTGCACCACAGCCTGATGCTGCCTATACACTAAAGATGCTGTATTACGCTAAACCGACCTATCTGTCGGATAGTAATGTAAGCAATGTATTCCTAGAAAACTGCTCAGATGCTTTACTATATGGCGCATTGGCAGAAGCAGAACCGTATCTTATGAATGACGCAAGAATCCCAGTATGGGCTGGGTTTTATGATCGAGCAATCGCTACTATTTCATCCGCAGACGAAGGCGCAGAATACGCTGGAGTTCCGTTGCGTATGCAAGTCGCAAGAAGCTAATTTAACTAAGGAGTTATAAATGTCCGAATTTAGTAATTATTTAGAGAACGCTCTGTTAAACGCAGTTCTCCGCAACACTCAGTACACTAGCCCTACGACTTGCTTTGTTGGCTTGTTTACCTCTGATCCTACCGATGCTGGTAGTGGCACAGAATGTACTGGTGGCTCGTATGCTCGTATTTCTGTAGCGTTTAACGCACCTACAAACGGTGTAGCTACAAATAGCGCAGATGTTATTTTTAATCAAGCCACCGATAACTGGGGAACAATCAGCCATATTGGAATCCATGATGCCGTTACCTCTGGTAACTTGCTATTCCATACGATCTTGAACTCGTCTAAAGCTATTGGTACAGGCGATCAGTTTAAGATCTCTGCTGGCGCATTAACTTGCACTCTTGACTGATGGCTGATGTTTGCGGACCATTTACATTAGAACAGCTAGATAACTTTGGAACACTAGATTCTTTAGCTTTCTCGCTAGATTCTGATGTATGGCTAACAGCTTGCATTAAGGCTGGCGATGCCCAAGTCAATGCAGTTGCGTCTGTAGATACGCAAGCACAATTATTAGCAGTAGGAAACGCAGAAGTAAACGGATCAGCTAATGTAGAAGCTGATTCTATCCGCATGAGAAATGCACTAGCCGATATTAACGCTAGTGCAAATGTAGATGCCGACTCTATCCGTATTGCTTACGGAAACGGTGAGATTAGCGGTACTGCCCAGATAACAGCAGACCCAACTAGATTATTAAACGCAAGCGCAGAAATCAATGGTGTCGCTACAGTAGACGCTTTTGGGTTTGCTATTCGTGCCACAGAAGCCTCTATAAACGGCTCTGCAAGCCTTCAATCGGACTCGGTAAGGGTTAGGTATGCCGATGGTCAAATAAACGGCTCTGCAAGCGTTTTAGCGGATTCTATCCGTATGCGGTTGGCTGATGCTGAAATTACAGGCACAGCAGAAGTAAGCGCATTAGGCGGTATGGAATACCAAGGATTCGCTGAGATCAACGGCAATGCTACTGTAGACGCTAATGGAAATATCACCGCAGCAGCATATATTGAGATTAACGGCAATGCTAGCGTACAAACCACAGGATTTAAGTTTGGCGAGGAATGGTCAACCGATACGGCTGGCACAGAGACATGGACAGAGCAATCTGCTGGTACAAATACTTGGACTCCTGTAGCTGCTAGTAGCGGTACTTGGACACCCACCTCAGTTGGCTCAAACACTTGGACAGAACAAACATCAGGAAATAACCAATGGCAATTACGAGGATAAATTTCGGAGAATGGACTCCTGACCAGCCTGGTGTAACTGGAACAATGACAGCAGTTACCAATACTTTCCCATTGGCTAATGGTTATGGTCCAATATTAGACTATGCTAACTTTTCCAATGCAGCGTCAGAAAACCTAAATTCTGTATATGCTGGTAAATCTGGCGCAAACACCAAACTATTTGCTGGCGGTGCAACAAAGTTATTTGTTTACAACCAAACAAACAATAACCTAGACGATGCATCTAAAAGTGGTGGATATACAACACCAGCGGGTGAGCGTTGGAAATTTGCACAATTTGGTAGCGTAGTGCTTGCTGTAAACGGTCAAGCAAAGATTCAAGCATGGACATTAGGCACATCCACAGCATTTGCTGATGTCGCAGCAGCAGCACCAGCAGCGTACCATGTTGCAGTAGTGCGTGATTTTGTGGTCGCTGCTAGAGATGATACTTATCCTAACCGAGTCTATTGGTCAGACATCAATGACGAAACAGATTGGACTCCAGGTGTAGGCAGCCAATCAGACTTTCAAGATTTGGCTGACGGTGGCGATATTATGGGAATGACTGGTGGCGAGTTTGGTCTGATCCTAACCGAGCGTTCAGTAGTTCGCATGAGCTACATTGGATCGCCATTCTTCTTTCAGTTTGATAACATTGCTCGCAATATTGGCTGCTTGGCATCGAACAGTATTGCTCAGTATGGTGCGCTAACATTCTTCTTGTCAGACGATGGATTCTATAAATGCGATGGACAATCTGTGCAAGCAATCGGCACAGAAAAGGTAGATCGTTTCTTTTTTGAAGATGTAAACTTATCGCAATTAGAGTTTATGTCGGCAGCCATCGACCCAGTTAAAAACCTAGTTATCTGGGATTACATAGACGGCAACAATGTAAACAAACAGTTAATTTATAACTGGCAGTTAAATCGTTGGAGCTATAGCGATGTTGATGTGGACTTTATCAATAGCGTATATACACCAAGCTCTACGCTAGAAGGTTTAGATATTTTTGGTTCGCTAGACTCATTGCCAGCCTCATTAGATGGTCGCACTTGGGTAGGTGGTGCATTATTGTTTGCTGGTGTAAGGGATGACAAGATCGTTACTTTTACAGGCGCATATAAACAGGCTAGTTTAATTACAGGCGATGTAGGCATACAAGGATCTCAATCTGTAGCTACGCTTGCTAAACCTTTGGTAGACAATGGTTCTGCTTCTGTCGGAGTAGCTTCTAGGCTAAACCTAGATGGTGCGCTAACATTTAGCACTAATGTAGCAGCAGACGCAGAAGGTCGAGTTGGATTGCGCTCAAGTGGTCGCTATCACAGACTAAGGGTAAACCCTAGCGGTAATTGGACTTCTGCTCTTGCAGTTGATGTCGACTTTGCTCCACAAGGTAATAGATAATGTTCCGTACATTACCGAACTTTGGTCAAGATCCTCGTGGAGTAGCCGAGATTGTTCGCCAGATTATGAATGGCAAAACAAACAATACTGGCACAGTTACTCTTGCGACAGGCAACGCTACAAGCACAACGCTGTTTGATGAGCGTATCAGTCCTGACACCAAGATTATCCTAGTGCCATTTTCGGCTGCTGCGTTTGCTGATTCTGCGCCATATGGTATGTTTCAAGACAATACCGATCAGTCAGCAACAACGACTGCAAGCGAGTTTTTGACTGCGTTTGGCACTACGGATTATTCCAATGGTGTTTATGTATCGAACACAAGCAGAGTAAATGTAAGAAATTACGGCATTTATGCAGCGCAATATTCTTTGCAGTTCAAAAATACTACAAATGACGGTCAAGATGTTGATGTATGGTTAAAGAAAAATGGCACAAATGTTGTCGGCTCAAACAGTAAGTTTCATATTCCAGCTAGAAAAAGCAGTGGTGATCCTAGCCATTTAATTGCAGTTACAGCACTTATGGTTGAGTTAAACGCTGGCGATTATATTGAGGTTGCTTTTAGGGTGTCTAATATTGGTGTAAATATGGAGCATTTTGCTGCTGTTACAGCATCAAGCACAACCCCAGCAATACCAGCTACACCATCTGCTATTTTGACAGTAGCCTATATTGCGCCACAAGCCTACAGTAACATTTATGTTAGTTCGCAAACACAAGGGTCAGCTACAATTAGTCATTATGCGAATAGCACAGCAGATAAAACCTATGGGTATGTTTTAGTTGGATAAACAGTACATAGAACCACAAAATTTACGGAACTGGTGGCATTTTGTAAGACCAGGATTGGAAGATATACTCAAAAAATCCCCAGAGTATTGGATTCCAGAAGATGTGTACGCAGATTGTTATTCTGGCAAAGCTCTATTGATGGTGTTTTCAGAAAACAACTACCCAGTTGGATTTGCAGTATTAACAAAAAACGGAGAAGCCCTACATTGTTGGTGTGCATGGGCAAATAGTGTTGGTCATTTCAAAAATGCAGTTGACTGTGTTTCTGAAATTGCTAAAGAAAATGGCTGTAATCAGCTAACTTTTGAATCGTGGCGATCTGGATGGAATAGGGTCGCTCCTAAATATGGATTTAAACCTAGATCATGGGTTAAGGAGATAATATGAGTGGTGGTGGAAGCGGTGGCGGTGGTGGAACAACTACCCAAATCCAGCAAATAGATCCAGTAATGCGCCCATTTATTAACTATGGGCTACAAGAGGCTACAAGGTTATATCAGAACCCTGATATTCCTCAATACTTTCCTGGTCAGACATTTGTAAGCCCAAGCCAGCAGACACAGGCTGCTTTGCAAGCTGCACAGCAACGAGCCACGATTGGCAATCCGTTGACTCCAGCAGCACAACAACAGGCTCTCGGCACAATCCAAGGTAACTTCTTAGGTGGCAATCCTTTCTTTGAAGGCGCATTTAGGGGTGCTACACAGGCTGCACAGACTCAATATATGGATGCAACGCAACAAGCATTATCCAATGCTTCTCGTGCTGGTCGCTATGGCTCTGGCGCAATGGGAACAGCTTTAGATCGTGCTGGCGGTGTATTTGCTAATGCGCTTACCAATACTGCTGGTCAGTTGGCATTTGAGAACTATAACCAAGAGCGAGCAAGACAGCAAGCCATGATCGGTGCTGCTCCACAATTAGCTCAAGCTGATTATGCAGACATTAACCAAATGATGAATCTTGGTCAAATCTCTGAAGGTTATCAGCAAGTTGCTCTTGAGGATGCTATTAACCGCTTTAACTTTGCACAACAAGCTCCGTACATGAAACTACAGAGCTTCTTAACTGGTGCTTATGGTGCGCCTATGGGCAGCGTTGGCTCGGTAACATCACCACAATACTCTGGAAGTCGTTTTGGCGGTGTTCTTGGTGGTGCAGCAACAGGCGCAGCATTAGGATCTGTAATTCCTGGTGTAGGTACAGCTATTGGTGCTGGTGTTGGAGCATTAGGCGGATTGTTAGGATAATCTATGTCAGGAATTGATCCAAACTTAATATCTAGCGCAAACTCTGTAGGCGCAATGGAAGCAACCACAA